TCAGCAAATGTAAATCCAGTAGAGGTAACTACATCTGTTCCTGCTGAAGCCCAAGAATTTTTGGCATACAAGTTCACACTTAGCCGTGATAGTACTGATACAACCCTTGGGCCTACCTTCAAGGGATACCAGGCTAAATCAACTATTGCTACACCCCGCGTAAGGGTAATTAAGTTCCCTGTTTACTGCTTTGATATAGAGACAGATAGATATAACACTATTGTTGGTTATGAAGGCAGAGCATTTGACCGAATTAGATTACTTGAAGAGATTGAAAAGACTGGTGATGTTATCACCTGGCAAGACTTAACTACATCTGAATCCTTACAAGCAGTTATAGAAGAGGTATCATTTACTCGTATGACACCACCTGACAGACGATTTGATGGCTTTGGAGGAATCATAGAGATTATGATTAGGACAGTATAATGACACCAAATGATTACGCAGCACTAGTAGTAGCAATAACCACACTTGTTGGAGCACTTGCTGCTGCAGTTAGATGGATGGTAAAGCATTATCTTGCTGAACTTAAACCAAATGGAGGCTCAAGCCTTCGTGATAAAGTCAATCAATTAGACGATAAAGTAGAATTTTTAACAGAATTAGTAATACAATCATTAAAGGGTGGACAAAAATGAACGTAGTAGATATAGCCAAGTCTCAGGTAGGATACAAAGAAGTTGGCAAAAACAATGACAGTATGTATGGCAAGTGGTATGGACTAAACAATAACCCTTGGTGTGCAATGTTTGTATCTTGGTGTTTTGACCAAGCGGGACTAGCATCTAAGGTAGCGGCTCAGACTGCTAAAGGATTTGCTTCTTGTAATGCGGGACTTAAATGGTTTACAAGTAAAGGCAAGATAGTTCCAGTCGGCAAAGCGCAGGCTGGCGACATAGTTTTCTTTCAATTCGATGCTGATGCAGAGGCTGACCACGTTGGTATCTGTGCCAGTAATGATGGAAAGAAATACCTTATGGTTTATGAGGGTAATACCTCAGGGGATAATAAGGGCAGTCAATCAAACGGAGATGGTGTGTTTCTAAAAAAGCGTGCTTACTCCCTAGTAATGGGCGTTGCTCGCCCTTAAAGGACAATATGAATACAACTAAATTAAAAGCAATTGTTTCTACATATGTACGTGCTGCAGTTGCAGCCGTAATTGCGCTATATCTTTCTGGCGTAACTGACCTAAAGACTCTAGCACTAGCAGGAGTTGCAGCGGTTGCTGGCCCTGTTTTAAAGGCATTAGACCCATCATCACCAGAATTTGGTGTTGGTAGCAAGTAATTATATACCCCTAATCGGGCTTTAAAGGCCCTTTAGAGACACGAAAACCCCCTCGCCTAGTATCACTACTGGGTAAGGGGGTTCTTTTGTCGTTTTAAGACTTAATCGTGCTCGTATGACTCTAGTTGCTCTAGTAATAAATCCATATCCCTATGATGTTTCATATGTCGATATTCATCGACTAGAGATGTGGTTAGGTATACGGTTAGGGTTCCTAAAGTTGAGCCAAAAAATACAGCCCAAAATGTATTATTTATAACATTAGACATAGTACTCCTTAGAGATATAATTAATTATATATTATACTATAGACCCCTTTGGGGTCTTTTATATATTATATTAATATTAATTATACACATAGGTACCAATCTATGGAAGTCACATTCGACTTCCATCTAACCCTATACCTGTGTATAATATATCTAATGTCAATAAAACTTGAAGAATATACATTACCAGAACATATATCCTACAGTGCTTTCAGCACCTATCTAACCTGTGGATATCAATACTACCTTGGTAGATTATTGGCAAAACAGGAAGAGCCGTCTGTGTGGTCTGTAGGAGGTTCAGCATTCCACTTGGCTTGCGAAACCTATGATAGGGATAACCTATGATAAATGATGTTGACAATTTATGGACAGAATCTTGGAATGCTTGCAAAGGTGATATTGATTTAACTAATGCTCGCATAGGTGGCAAGGCTACCAAACTTAACCCTAACAAGGAAGACATTAATTTTTGGCAGACTGCAGGACCTATGTGGGTCAGCGAGTATATCGCTTGGCGTAAGCATAATCCCAACTGGAAGATTTGGATTGCTCCAGATGGAAGACCAGGAATTGAGTTGGAACTAATGCCAGTAGTGGCTGATGTTCCTATCAAAATGGTGATAGACCGAATTTTTGAGGTTGATGGGCACTTAGTAATTGTTGACCTCAAAACATCTAAGAACACTCCAACTAGTACTTTGCAACTAGGCTTTTATAAACTTGGTTTAGAAGTTACTTTTGGTACTGATGCTTTAGGTGGAGAAATCAATTGGGGAAATTATTACATGTCTCGCGGTAGCAATACTGTAGAGATGGTTGATTTATCAGGATATACATATGACAAAATGGAGTTCCTGGTAAAAGGATTTGACAAGGCACGAAAAGCAGGTATATTCTTGCCCAACACAAACTCTTGTCAATACATGTGCGGACTTACCGCTCATTGTGAATTCTCAGCAAAGAAGGAAATATAAATGGCAGAAGACTGGAAGTTACAAGTATCATACAAAACTGGAACTGGCGATTTGATTAACGTCAGAGCCAACACGGCGGACGAACTTAGTGTATTGCTTGAGGGCATTGGCGACTTTGCTACTCAAATTGCAGCAGTACAAAAGTTGGTGGTGGGAGCAGCGGTTACCGCCCCTTTATCAACGCCGAGTTCCACGCCAAGCACAGAGCCTCAGCGCTCCTCAGCACCACCCCAGGCAACGCCTCCGTCCGCTGGAGCAGGGCCAACGTGTCAACACGGAGCACGCAAATACAAGTCGGGAATCTCAAGCAAGACGGGGAATCCTTACGCGATGTGGGTGTGTCCAATGCCTCAGGGCGCGGACCAATGCAAGCCAGTAAATTAGTAGACGAACAATTTCCGTTTTAACAATTAGGTAGGGGGCAGTAAAATGCGTACACTAGTGAGGTCTGTAGGGCGGGCTTCTATTGGCGGGGAACCTCTACCTAGTTGTTTTAAATCATTTGAAGCCTCTAAGATTATTATCAGACGTGCAGAGGTTTCAATGTTTGCGGGTGCTCCTGGGGCAGGTAAATCAACACTTGCCCTAGCGATTGCATTAAAGACTAATGTTCCAACTCTTTACATATCTGCTGATACTAATGCACATACAATGGCTATGCGATTAGCATCAATGATATCAGGTAAGAACCAAACAGATGTTGAAGAAAAACTTAATAATGATATCGGATGGACTAAGGCTATCTTACAAAAGGGTAGCCATATAGTTTGGTCATTTGATTCATCACCAACCTTACAGGACATTGATGAGGAAGTGCAAGCCTTTGAAGAACTATGGGGATGTGCTCCAACATTAATAGTTTTAGATAACCTAATGGATGTAGCCACCGATGGTGGCGAAGAGTTCGCATCAATGCGGGCTATTATGAAGGAGTTGAAGTATCTTGCTAGAGCAACTAATGCTGCGATTGTCGTACTACACCACACTTCGGAAGCAGTTCCTGGGAATCCTTGTCAGCCAAGAAGCGCAATACAAGGGAAAGTTTCTCAGTTACCTGCCCTCATATGTACGCTTGGCACTGTTGGCACGTCGCTTGGCGTTGCTGCAGTCAAGAATCGCTACGGAAGAGCAGATGCGGGAGGGACGCTTATGACTTGGCTAGCCTTCAATCCTGAGTACATGTATGTAGAGGATATCCCAGAGAACTCATGAAACTAAGAATTCGTAACCCATTTTACTTCATTGAGGATGATTGGACGTCTATCAATTGTTTTCATTGTGGTAAACAGTTTGTAATGTATATACCAAACATTCGTGCATACAACTATTGTATGGAGTGCGAATGACAATATATCCTAATTGGTTTGTCGAACGACAGAATAACTTTGAACTTTATCTATCTTCATTTGCAGACAAGCCTGACCTACAATTCTTGCAACTCGGGGTATTTAATGGAGATGCAAGTATATGGATGTTAGACAATATCCTAACTGATGAATCATCAGAACTAATTGATGTTGATACTTGGCTTGGTTCTCCTACGGAGGACGTTCACAGTAAAATGGATTTTGAAGATGTGTGGAAAAGTTACCTTCACAGAATAAAAGATTACAATAATGTATTTCCTATAAGAGGTGCCAGTAACCAATTTTTTAACAACTATGAAGATGATGGCGATTGGTGGTATGACTTTATCTACATAGATGCAGGTCACACCGCATCGGATGTATTAGATGATGCAGTAATGGCGTGGCAACACTTAAAGTCTGGTGGCATTATGGCATTTGATGACTACAGTTGGACTCACGAAAAGGGTGGACTGTATGAGCCTAAGTCAGCAATTGATTTCTTTTGCTGGGCTAAACAATTAGAACTTGATATCATTGAAACTAATGAACAATTATGGATACAAAAGAAATGACAACTAGGAAATCCCACAAAGCCAGAGGAGCAACATTTGAAACCGACCTACGAGATTATTTTAGACGAATTGGACTTGATAGTGAGCGACTTGCTAGAACAGGTGCAAGAGATGAAGGAGATGTTGTTGTCCGCTCAGACTTCCTTGGATTCATTGGAGTTATTGAAGCCAAAGCACCAGGTCAATCAGGTCGCATTGACCTCTCTGGTTGGACGAAAGAGGCTCAGATTGAAGCAACGCATTATTCAGAGGCAAGAGGGATTAAAAGAACATCCGTCTTACCTGCGGTCATTATCAAAGCGCGAGGAAAAAAAATAGCAGATTCTTATTTAGTATTAAGGTTAGGCGATGTATTTGACGGATGATTTACCAGATATAGTCTTAGTGTTAAGGCACTATGGTGCCAATCCACCAAGGACTACTGGACAAGTTAATTTAAAGTGTCCGTTCCATGACGACACTCATAGTTCGGCAAGTTTTAACACGAAGGAAAACATATTTAATTGTTTTGCTTGTGGTATGAACGGCAACAGTTTACAAATTATAGCAAAGCAGGAAAGGGTGGACATACGTGAAGCAAAGTCTTTCGCAGAAGGAATTACTGGGCAGAGCAACGGCAAAGTACGCGGCAAACATTTATCAGGCGGAAGATTACCTAGCAAGCAGGGGAATAACAAGGGAAGCAGCACGTCTGGCTCGATTCGGCGTAGTAGAGGAGCCTGAGGTCGGACATGAAGCATTCCAAGGTCGTCTCTCGATTCCTTACATTACTAAAACTGGTATTGTTGATTTACGTTTTAGGTCGCTTAATCCAGCGGTGGAACCGAAATACATGGGAATGACAGGAATTGAAACAAAGATGTAC